GAGGTGCAGGTGGAAGTGGTGCTGTCATCGTAAAAGAATTAAGTAAAGCAAGTGGTGTGTGGTCAATGCAAAGTCAATTTCAAGCCAAGTCTCAAGGAACATGGCCCAACAGCACAGATTTTATAGTTGCAACAGGTGGATGTATAACCACTTGTGGAAATTTTAAAGTTCATACATTTAATTCAAGTGGTACATTTGCAGTTTCACAATTATCTTTTAATCCTGCATTTAACAACATAGATTATTTAGTTGTTGCAGGTGGTGGTGGCGGAGGTGGAAACCAAGGTAGTCCATCACTGTCTAGTGGTGGAGGTGGTGCTGGAGGGTTTAGAGCCTCTGCAGGAACATCTACTGGATGTTACACAGCAGGGCCAAGTCCTTTAACTGGGCCAGTTAGTGCTGTTACGGCTACAATAGGATGTCACTCTGTAACTGTTGGTGGTGGTGGTAGTGGTAGTGGACCTGGAAGTGAAGCAAGAGGAGGAACAGGAAGTAATTCTGTTGCTCTTTGTATTACATCAACTGGTGGTGGAGGTGGAGGTACTAGTGGACCAAACACATCTAATAGAACTGGAGCAAGTGGTGGTTCTGGTGGTGGAGGTAATGGACCTCCACAAAATGGATCTGGAGGGGCTGGTAATACTCCTCCCGTATCACCTGCTCAAGGAAATAATGGAGGAGCTGGTGGTGGAAACGGAGCTGGTGGTGGTGGAGGTGGTGCTACTGGAACTGGAGTAGATGGCGGAACAGGCTGTGTGGTTAAAGGTGGAGCTGGTGGAGCAGGATCTGCTCCTACTATCGTTGCACCAGGCACTGTATTATATGTTGCACAAGGTGGTGGCGGTGGAGCTGGAACTTGTGGTTGTGTTGGTGTAGGTGGTGGATCTCCTTCCAATAGAACTGCTGGAAATGGTGGAAGAGTAGGATCATTTGGTGGAAGTGATGCGACAGCTAACAGAGGTGGTGGAGGTGGTGGCTCTGGTGGAGCTGGAACTAGTGGTGGTAATGCTGGATCAGGAGTGGTAGTTTTAAGATATAGATTCCAAGCATAAATTAATATCCTTTGACAATTTCTGCATAATAGATATATTGTTTTTATGGTGGTAGAAGAAAGAATATGAACTTACAAAATTATTATTGGTATTTTCAATCAGCAATTCCTGCTAGGATTTGTGATGAAATAGTTAGATATGGAAAATCTATTTCTGATGAAATGGCTGTTACTGGTGGTTATGGTAATGGTAAAAAATTAAATAGAAATCAAATAAAAGATTTAAAACAAAAAAGAGATTCTAATATTGTTTGGATGAATGATAGATGGATATATAAAGAAATACAACCATACATTAATCGAGCAAATGTAAATGCAGGTTGGAACTTTCAATGGGATTTTTCTGAGTCATGTCAATTTACAAAATATGAAAAGGGTCAGTTTTATGATTGGCATTGTGATAGTTGGGATAGACCATATATTAGAGAAAATCCAAATGACCCATCTCATGGTAAGATTAGAAAATTATCTGTAACCGTAACTTTATCAGATCCAAAAGATTATAAAGGTGGTGAATTAGAATTTGATTTTAGAGATAAAGATCCAGATAAAAAATCAAGTATTAAAAAATGCACAGAAATACTACCAAAAGGTTCTTTAGTTGTATTTCCTGGTTTCGTATGGCATAGAGTATGTCCAGTGAAAAAAGGATCTAGATATAGTTTAGTAATATGGAATTTAGGATGGCCTTATAAATGAGTTATCCAAAACAATTATTTTTAGAAGAATTTTTTAAGTGCCCTATATGGTACGCTGATGAGCCTAAGTTTGTAAAAAAATTAAATAAAGCATCTGACAAATACATAAAAGAATCACAAAAAAATTTAAAAAAACAAATAGACACAAGAAATAAAAAGTTTGGTGATAGGGGTGATATGGGACACGTGTTTCATTCAACATCATTAATTGGTGACCCTAAATTTAAAGAACTACAAGATTACGTGGGTGGCACAGCACATAACCTTTTAGTAGAAATGGGATTTGATTTAACTAACTTTCAATTGTTTACAACAGAATTATGGGTGCAAGAGTTTGCTAAAAAAGGTGGTGGACATCATACCTTACACACACATTGGAATGGTCACATATCTGGTTTTTATTTTTTAAAAGCATCGGAGTTAACATCTATGCCAATGTTTGAAGACCCAAGACCTGGTAATCTTATGAATCTTTTACCAGAGAAAGATAAATCAAAAATTACATATGCAAGTTCACAAGTTCATTATAAAGTGAAACCAGGTAGAATGATGTTTTTTCCATCATACATGCCTCACCAGTATGTCGTTGATATGGGTTATGAACCATTTAGATTTATACACTGGAACTGCCAAGCAATACCAAAAGGAGCCTTAGATGTCATTCAAAAAAAATAAATATAGTGTTTTAAAAAATGCAGTATCAAAAGAGCTAGCAAATTTTGTATATAATTATTTCTTAAACAAAAGAAACGTTGCTAAAGTATTGTTTGATACAAGATACATATCACCATTTACAGAATACTTTGGTGTATGGACTGATGAACAAGTTCCAAATACATATTCACATTATGGTGATATTGCTATGGAAACTTTATTACAACAAGTAAAACCTGTTATGGAAAAACATACAGGATTAAAATTATCTGAAACATATTCATATGCTAGAATTTATAAAAATGGTGATGTGTTAGCTAGACACAAAGATAGATATTCTTGTGAAATATCTACTACTTTAAATTTAGGTGGTGATGACTGGCCAATATATTTAGATCCAACTGGTAACAAAGGACAAGCTGGTATTAAAATAACTTTAAAACCAGGTGATATGTTAATATATTCTGGATGTGATTTAGAACATTGGAGAGAAGAATTTACAGGTAAAGATTGTGGTCAAGTATTTTTACATTACAATAAAGCCAACTCCAAAATGGCAAAAGAAAACGCCTTAGACAAAAGACCTATGATAGGTTTACCTGCATGGTTTAAAGGTGCAAAGTTGACTAAATCTACAAAATAGTCTATACAATAGACTGGTAGGGAGAGACACCACCACACCCTCTCCCTGCTTTTAATCTATTAATTAAGTTCAAAATAGGTATAATGGATTATTATGCTACAAAAAATAGGTTTTGCCCCAGGTATAAATAAACAAATTACAGACACAGGAGCAGAGGGTCAGTGGACAGACTGCGATAATGTAAGGTTTCGTTATGGTATTCCAGAAAAAATAGGTGGTTGGAAGCAGCTAGGAGATAGTAATCTTACAGGAGCTGGTCGAGGGCTACATCACTTTGTTAATAGTTTAGCTAGAAAATACGCAATTATTGGTACAAATAGAATTTTATATGCTTTCTCTGGAGGTGTGTATTACGATATACACCCAATCAAATCTACGACCACGCTTACAAGTGCATTTACCACGACCAACGGATCAGCTGAAGTCACAATAACTTTTTCTAGTCCACACAGTATATCTGAAAACGACATTATATTATTAGATAATTTTTCTACAATAACTAACTCTAATTTTGCAGCGTCTGATTTTGATGATAAAAAATTTATGGTAACGTCTGTGCCCACAAGCACAACACTAACTATCACTATGCCATCAAACGAGTCAGGATCTGGTGCTACAACATCAGGTGGTATAAGAGTTCAACACTATTATCCAGTAGGACCAGCTGTGCAGGCAAAAGGTTTTGGTTGGTCACTAGGGTCTTGGGGTGGAACAGTTGCTGGTAATCCAACAACAACACTACAAAATGGTATTACAGACACTGCAACAACAGGTATTATATTAGTGGATGCCTCACAGTTTCCAACTGCAGGAACAAACTTTTTACAAATAGATAGTGAAGAAATATCTTATACAGGTATTGCAGCAACAGGAGAACTTACAGGTGTTACTAGAGAAGTAGGTGGAACAACAAAAGCAGCCCACAGTGCAAGTGCAACAATTACTAGCACAACAAATTTTGTTGGTTGGGGCGAGGCTGCATCTGGAGACTTAGTATTAGAACCAGGTATGTGGTCACTAGATAATTTTGGTGACAAAGCCATTTGTTTAATTCATGATAGTGCAGTATTTTCTTGGGATTCTAGCATAGCAAATGCAACAGCAACAAGAGCAACAATTATAACTGGTGCACCAACTGCATCAAGACATATGGTCGTGTCAACACCTGATAGACACTTAGTATTTTATGGAACAGAAACAACAATAGGAGATACGGGAACTCAAGACGATATGTTTATTAGATTTTCTGATCAAGAAGATATTAATACATATACACCAACAGCAACTAATACAGCTGGCACACAAAGACTGGCCGACGGATCACAGATCAGAGGAGCTATTCGTGGTAGAGATGCAATATATGTTTGGACAGACACGGCTCTATTTACACAAAGATTTGTTGGTCAACCATTTACATTTGCATTTTCACAAGTGGGTACAAACTGTGGACTTGTTGGACAAAATGCATGTGTAGAAGTAGATGGCTCTGCATATTGGATGTCAGAAAATGGTTTTTTTAGATACGCTGGTAAATTAGAATCACTACCTTGTTTGGTAGAGGATCACGTATATAGTGATATAAATTTAGAATCTGGTAACCAAATGGTATCTGCTGGATTGAACAATCTTTTTGGTGAAGTCATGTGGTTTTATCCAACTTCCTCATCCTCTGTTGTAAACAGAATGGTTGCATATAACTATTTTGACTCTTCACCACAAAGACCTGTATGGACAGTAGGTACATTAGCAAGAACAATGTGGCAAGACTCTGCTGTTTTTGGTTCGCCACATGCAACAGAATATGATGCAGCAAATGATACTTCATTTGATGTTGTAGGAAATACTGAAGGTAGAACAACATACTATCAACATGAAACAGGGACTGATCAAGTTAGAGGTGGGTCTACAACCGCAATACTTTCAAATATATCTTCTGGAGATTTTGATATAACAGCTCAAAGAACACGAACTGGTCAACAAACTGGAATTGCAACGTTTAGAGGATT